ATTTTAGTCGTAAGTGATCCAAAACATCCAGAGAATGAAGGTAAAGTGTTCTTATACAAATTCGGTAAAAAGATATTTGATAAGATTACTGAAGCAATGCAACCTGCTTTTGAAGATGAAGCGGCAATCAACCCATTTGATTTTTGGAAAGGTGCAAACTTTAAACTGAAAATCAGAAAAGTTGATGGTTATTGGAACTATGATAAATCGGAATTTGAGGGTGTTTCTCAAATCAAAAATAGTGATGATGAAATCAAAGCTATTTGGGAGAAACAACACACTCTAAAACCTTTTGTTGACCCTAGTAATTTTAAGACCTATGATGAACTCAAAGAGAAACTGAATAGGGTAATTACGGGTACGCAAAGCACGGTAACAGTAGATGAATACGACCTCCCACCACAAACATCTACAACATCCGTGAAAATGCCTGAGGTGAGTCAATCTAGTATTGCTAGTGATGATGATGACGATACAATGTCATATTTTAGTAAGTTAGCAGACGAAGATTAATCCTTTCTCTCTCTTACCGAAGCATTTAAAGGGCAGTTAGAAATAGCTGCCCTTTTTTATATAAATAGTGGTATGGCAACAATATTTGATCCACTTAAAGATTTACAAGGCAACCAATTAAAGTCTGCTAGATGGTACAGAAATGCAGCTTCTTTGATTGTGGATAGGGCTTCTCGTAGTAAATTAATGAGAGAAGGCAAACTAAATGGTAGACCTAGTGCTGGTCGTATGTGTATGTTCGTATATGACGCAAAGACAAAAGCAAAATTACCATATTGGGACGCTTTCCCTTTAGTTTTACCTATTGATACATTTAAAGGTGGTTTTGTGGGTATTAATTTTCATTATTTACCATATGGTGCCAGATTTAAATTACTAGAGAATTTACAAACATATGCTAGTAATAGTAAGTTTAACAGTACAACAAAGTTACAGGTAGGTTATAGTAATCTAAAAGGTGAGAGTCTTATCAAACCAGCAATTAAAAAATATTTGTGGTCTCATGTACAAACTCAGTTTAGAAGAATTGATGTTGATGAGATGGCCATTGCCTGTTATTTACCAGTTGCTGACTTCAAAGGTTCAACACTAAGTAGAGTATTTGCAGCTGCAAGGAGAATCATTTAATGGCTATTTTAAGAGGCGGTAAAAGAATAGGTAACTATGACATTCGTATCGGATTACCGAGAGATAGGTCATTAGATAATGTCAATGCAGATGAAAGATTAGGTAGAAAACCAGGTGGTAATCCTGAAACTACTATAAACAGATTTATTGCTGAGATTAATCAAGGTGAAGGCCTTGCTAGACCAACAAGATATTTGGTTGTGATACAACCACCACAAAGAGTGATTACAAATCCTTATGAAGGTGATTTTGATATGACACCACCGAATAATGATTTAGAAAGTATGACACTAAAAAGAAATGTTGGTATGATGTGTAATAAGGTAACTTTACCTAGTAGAGATGTAAATACTAAAACAGCAATGACATATGGACCTGGTAGAGAAATGCCATATGCATATAGTTTTAGCGGACAAATAGAGTGTACATTTTATGGCGATAAGTTTTTAAGACAAAGAGCATTTTTTGAAAATTGGCAGAAAAAGATTATGAATATTAATACTCACAATATGAATTATTATGATGAATATGTCGGCACAATGGATATTTACCAATTAGGTTCATTCTCAGCAGAACAAGATAGAGATAGAACAACTTACGCAGTAAGATTATATGAGGTATATCCTCAAACTATAGGTTCTATTGATTACTCATATGGTTCTACAGACCAATCTGTAAATATACCAATTACATTAAACTTTAGAACTTGGAAGAATTTAACAATTGACCAAATTAATGGTGCAACAGTAGGCGAAGCATTTGGTGAAGTGCCTACAATTAAGGCGTCAAAAGATTTTGGACTGTTTGGTGGTATTCTAAATAGATTACCTCCTGAGATTAGAAGAGCAGGAAGAGATGTGCTACAGACAGCTAAGAGAAATCTACCAATAGGTAGAGTTACAGGTGGAAAAGTATTCCCACCATTTTTATAATTAACAAAGGAGTAATATAATGGCATTGCCTATATTAGAAACAGCGACATATGAATTGACATTACCCTCAACAGATGTCCAGGTTAAATACAGACCTTTTCTTGTAAAAGAGGAAAAACTGTTATTGATGGCGTTAGAATCTAACGATAATAAACAGATTACGCAATCATTAAAAGACATTGTACACACTTGTACATTTGGTTCTATTAATGTTGACGCATTGCCTACATTTGATTTAGAATATATCTTTTTGAATATTCGTGCTAAGTCAGTAGGTGAGATTGCAAAATTAAAAGTATTGTGTCCTGATGATAATGAAACATACGCAAGTGTAGAAGTTGATTTATCAAAAGTTGAAGTACAGGTTGATGAGAACCACAATAATGAGGTACAAATCAATGACAAAGTTAAAATATTGATGAAGTACCCTACTATTGATAGTTTTGACCCTCAGACAGACGCAACACAATTGAAGACAAGTCAATTATTTGATATTATTGGTCATTCAATATATCAAATTTATGAAGGTGAAACAGTACATAATGCAAAAGATTATACTAAACAGGAATTACAAAGTTTTATTGAGTCCTTGACCAGTGAACATTTTGCTAAAATTCAGACATTTTTTAATACAATGCCTAGGTTAGCACATGACATTGAGGTTGAGAATCCTAAAACTAAGGTGAAAAGTAAAGTTACATTACAAGGGTTGGCAAGTTTTTTCGTATCGCCCTCTCACATGACAACCTAGAAAATTTATTCCAGGTCAACTTTGCTTTAATGCAACATCATAAATATTCTTTAAGTGAATTAGAGAATATGGTTCCGTGGGAGAGGGAAATATATGTTAACCTACTGGTACAACATATAAAAGACGAAAACGAAAGAGCTAGAGAAAGGTCTTTAAAGAACTAAAATGGCAGATGAAAAAGAAAAAACTATAACGGTACCTGTTGACAAAACAGCTGTATCTAAAAAAGTTAATGTTGAACTAGAAGTAGATACATCTATTAAAGATTTAGGACCTAATCCTTTCGCTTGGGTTATTCATCTAGCAAGAGCCGTAGATGCTTGGAGAATATTTCCAAGAGTTTTTATCACAACATACATTTACCTATTATACAAAGTTGTAGTATGGTATATGGAATTACCAAATCCAACAATGGAACAATCAGGCTTAGTTAGTATCGTAGTTGGTGCAGGCGCAGCTTGGTTTGGACTATACACAGGTAGTAGAGCAAAATCGGATAACAAATAATGGCTGAAACAGATAAATCATTAAAAGACTCAATTGTTGCAACAATACAATCAGCACAAAAAGCTGTAGGTTCTGCTATTACTGGTGGTGCAACAGCAGTTGCAACTAGTGGTGTTTCTGTTGATTTGTTAGAAGACATTAGAAGTGTTGGCAAAGAGAATGAAAAGAATACACAATCTCTATTAGACACTATGAGAGAAATGCTTGCTTTTGATAAAGAGGCATTTAGAAGAGAAAGAGACCAAGCAAGAGAATTAAGAAAAGAAAAGAATTTAGCCGCTTCAAATTCTACAATGAGTTTACCTAGTAAAAGTGAAGCAACAGGTGACCTAGGTGCAAAAGGTATTGCTGCCTTGGCCGCTCTTGCCTATTTTGCAAAGTCATTAAATGTAGATGAAATATTAAGACTACCACAACAAGTAAAATCTATTAAGGGTATGGCAAACTTTGCCAAAGCAATTGGTACTATAGGTACTGCTGGTTTTGGTCCACAAATTATTGATAATTTGAAGGCTGCCTTTAAGGCAATAAGATTAAATCCTAAAGAAATTAAATTAATCAATTTTGACTTACTAGAAAAATTTAAAAGTATGTTCAAACCTGTTACGAATATGTTTGAGCCAATGCGATTACAATTGAAACTATTTTCTATGGAAATGAGAGCACCAATGCAAGCAATTGGTAAAGCAATAGATGATGGTAAGAAGATGTTAAAACCAGTAATAGATTCATTTAAGGCTGCCTTTGCAAATATTAAGGCAGTGTTTATGCCTATTATCAATTCTGTTAAGGCATTATTTGGTGGCGGTGGTACAGTAATGAAATCATTAGACGCTATACTTACACCATTAAAAACAGTAGGTAAGTTTATTGGTAAATTATTCTTGCCAATTACATTGATACTTGGTGTATTAGATGGTATTTCAGGATTTACGAAAGAGTACGGAAAGACAGGCTCAATAGTAGATGGTATTAGAGGTGCAGTTGTAGGTATTGTAGATGGATTTATTGGTACATTTGTAAGACTGATTACTAATCTAGTTGGTATGGCATTAGAGTATCTTGGATTAAAAAACTTAGGCAAATACATAGCAGATTTTGGTAAAAAACTAACTGAGAACTTTAGTCAAACAATAGGTGGTATTGTAGATTTTGTTATGGGTATATTTACTTTAGATGTAGGTAGAATATGGTCAGGTTTAAAAAATGTAACAGGCGGTGTTGCAGGTTTCTTCTTAGGTCTTATCACAGCGCCAATTGATATGGCAATTAACTTCATCAAAGATATATTCAATTTAGGTGACCCCGATAAACCATTCTCATTAAAAGATTTCTTCTTAGGTAAAGACGGTGCTGTAATGAGTGCGTGGAATTGGTTCAAAGGTTTATTTACATTTGACTTTACATCTCTTAAACAAAAATTATTTGATATGGGCAAAATATTAAAAGGTCTAGGTGCAGGTGGTATTGCGGCTGCTAAAGCAATCTTACCTGGCGGTGAAAGTCCTGCTGAGGCATTTAAAAGAGTATTTGACAGTTATACAAAAGGTAATGAAGTAAAAGCAGAACCAATTGGTACTGAACCTATTGCTAAGTCAACAGTACAAACTGTAAAAGGTGATGTAACAGAAACCACTTATAAGACAAACACAATTAATGAAGGTGCTAAATCACAAACAGGCAATCTAAATGTGGTTGACCAATCTATTAAGACAGTAAACAATACATCATCATCTAAGAATGAAACTTATGTGGGTAAATTAGATACAGGTATTGATTCATACCACGACAGAAGCTCTTGGGCTTTTGGTAGTAGTTAATATTGGCCTAATTCTTTTTCTGTAATTATCTTAAACTTCATATTATTATCTTCACAATAGGCCATCGCTGCCTTCCACTTGGCTTGATTTTTGATATACTCATAACTCTCACGCATATAAGATTTAGTTTTCTTTTTAGGAGTTTTAGGTGGTGTTGATTGTCTATGAGGTTTTATCTCAATAATAAATTTCTCATTGTTGACCGTCTTAATAATGAAGTCTGGAAAGTATCTGTGAAACTTCTTATCTAGTGGATTATAGTATCTGATTGGCAATTCTTCACTTGCCCACGCAATAATATCCTCATTTAAATCACAATAACGCATAAATCTTCTCTCCAAGAGTGACCTGTACACTATTTGATTTGGATTACCAACATACTTCTTTGGATTGGTTGGTTTGTATAAACCTTTATAACTCTTTGCCATATATCACCTCAATAACATATAAATATTACTATCAAAGGATATTTATATATGGCATTTAAATCACTAAAAAGCGTTATGACAAGTTTGGCAACACCATTTCTTAATGATATTGTCAGTAACTTTGCAAACACAGGTTCAAGTAAAGATGCTGGTAAAGTAGCAGCTAAACTGTTATCTAAGTCACCATTTGAATTGCCTGATTCACCTGACCAGAAAGTCAGACAAAATCCATTATCATTTAGTCCAGTACAATATCCATTAGACCTTGGTTCTAACGAATTAGGTCATTACATAGTTTTTGAATCAGGTTTTGTAAGTTATAAAGCAGCAGCTACAGATAGTGCATTTATACAATCAGGTGAAATTGGTCGTAGTGCTAAGATTACAGCAAAAACACCATCACACTCTATTACAACATCTGCTATTGCATTGTATATGCCAACAAATGTGAAAGCAACTTATTCACAAGATTATGAATCAGATACAGCAGGTACGGCAGGCGACCTTGAAGGTATTGCTAATAGAGTTTTGTCAGCTGAAGGTGCAAAGAACAAAGTTGAAGCAGGTTTACAAGGTGTAATATCTCCAGCAATTAGAAAAGGTAAACAAGCATTAGGTGAATTTATTAGTTTAGCTGGTGCAGGTGACCCCGTAAGATTTGCAGCTAAAAGAGCAGGTGTTGCAATTAAT